TATAATTTTTATCAAAAAAGATGATCTACGATTTCAAAATAAAGAAGTTGTAAAAATTTTAGATAAGTATATAACTACAAAAGACGCCTCATTAAATACTATAGTTGTTTTTGATAATGATGAAAGGTTAAAATCTGGGGAATTGAATCCTGTTGCAACAAAACATTTTACTAATTGTCTTATTCACGGAAGACAACGTGTAGATGATTATAAAATGAAAAGTAGAGTATTAATACCTGAAAAATATAAAGTATATTGTAGAAAATGTCATGAATATTATCTAAGTGATGAATATGTTCCATCCGAATATGATTTAGAATTGTGTATAAATGCGTTAAATGATATGTATTTTTCATGTTCAAATCAGCAAACACCTAAATATTTTAGTAAATATATGCCTAATTTTCTTAAAGTAATTAATAATTTTACAGTAAATGGTGTAATAGATGAATTAAAATTTTCTAATAAAATATATTTACTTAAAAATAAACTATTTAACGCGCCAATTTGTATTTTTAATAATTGTACTAATTATGCTAAACTGTTACAACCACCAGGATTTGGTTTTTCTTTATATTGTGAAGAACATAAAGATGTAATGTATTCCAGTAAAAAAGAAAATGAATTATTTGAATATGTAAAATCAATTTATAAAAATAAAATTTATAAAAATTATAGAAAAATTGAAAACAGAGAACTTGATATTTATATTCCAGAGCATAATTTAGGAATAGAGTTTAATGGATTATTTTGGCATAGCGAAAAATATAAAAATAAACTAAATCATTTTGAAAAAAATAAATTGTTCAAAGAATATAATATTAATATATTAAATATATGGGAAGATGAGTGGAAATATAAAAAGGAAATCGTTAAATCTATAATATCTAATGCATTAAAATTAAATAAAAATAAACTTGATGCAAGAAAATGTAAAATAATTGAAGTTAACAATATAAATAAAGAAATATTTTTAATTGATAATCATATCCAGGGCAATTGTGCGTCATCAATAAATTTAGGGCTATATTATGACAACGAGTTAGTTTCTGTAATGACATTTGGAAAAAAAAGAATGATTATGAAAGGAGTTTCTATAAATAAAAATCAATATGAGCTTTTAAGATTTTGCTCTAAACTTCATGTAAATATACGAGGTGGAGCATCAAAATTATTTAATTATTTTATTCAATATTATAATCCTCAAAATATTATATCATATTCGAATTTAAGTATAGGAAGTGGCAATTTATATAATGTTTTAGGATTTAATTATATAGGTCATACTGATATAGATTATTGGTGGTCTGATTGTGATAAAAGATACCATAGAAGTGGATTCATGAAACATAAATTAGTTAAATTGGGTTATGATAAAAATAAAACAGAAGCCGAAATAATGAGTGAAAGAAAATATAGTAGAATATGGGGTTTAGGGAATGGAAAATGGGAATGGAATCTAAATAAAACTTTAACATAAAAGCCTAAATTAATAGGCCTAATGTTAAAATTTTATTAAAGTTTAATATGCATCAATTATTACTTAGACTATCGTTTCATCCCACATGTCGACTGCAATTCCAAATCCATTAATATTATAAAGTTCTTCATTTTGATAACCTAATGCAGGTTCTGGAAGGGCGGTCATCGGAAACACATTGTAACATTTCCATTGCCAAAATGGTCTAGCTGCTCTATCATACATAGTGATTAACATCCATGGAGCAACGTAATCTGCTTTGATACCTGTTCGACCCGTTAAAGGATCATAAACTAAGTCACACCATTTACGAAGTGTCTTTAAAACATAAGCGCTTGGAGTTCTATCTATGTTAACTTGAAAATCTAACGTTAAGTCCATTGTAGTTTCTGAAGGTTTTGCGCCTGCAAATCTTCTAGCTGCCCATTTGTAATATTGTGCTACAGGTGAACCTGGAAACTTATGTGATTTAAGACCTCCAATAGTTTGTACATTTTCTAATATTAAATTAGTATTTTCAGGAGTCGAACCAACACCTACGGGTAATTCTATTTGAACTGTAAATAAATTCAAATATATTGGCTCGTACAACTCTTGCGATGCGCGTGAATTTCTAAAGTGTGATAGACCGAAACTGCCTTGTGATGTAAAATCTGCCATTCTGTTTTCTTTATTTTATTTATTCTTAAAATACAAATCCACCTGAACTAATTCCAGATTCTTTATTAACTGTGATTCTATTAACAATTTTAGTTAAAGCTCCAGTTATCCAAACATTAACATCGATAATTCCAAAACCATCAGCTATTAATGATGCTGAGTTATTAGTTTCATCCATAACTACTTCATATTTAGTTAATGCACCGGCATCTTTAGTAGTTTCAAGAATTGGAGTAATTGAATTAATAATATTTAATCTTGTTACAGGATTGTTGAATGTAAATACGTATGGTTCTAATACTTCTTCAATTTGTATTTCAAGAGTATTAAGTAATTCTCTAACATGTAAATTATTGAAGTCACTCTTAATAATTTGATATGCAGTTGCGTTAGAGTAAATCATTATTTGTCCAGTTGCTGGTCTTTCAATAATTGAGTTGTAGCCAAAAGGTTCAAGAGAATCTCTATCAGTTTTATCAATCATATATTCAACACCTGCAAGATTTGGATTCGAAAGAATACCATTTCTGTTTGCTACAATTGCAAAAGGATTTCCGCCTAAGAACTTTCTTACATAAGCATTTGCAACATCTGCTGCAGGAGGAACACTAATAAGTTTTCCACCTTCACTATATTTTAAATATGGTCCGAATACACCGCAGTATTTTGCACCATCTTCTTCAGTCGGAAAACTAAATCTAAAAGATCTCGGCATATCTGGATTTCCACCCATTGGAATGTATTCTGTACTAAATACAGGAGTAGGATCTACTCCACTTATAAAAGTATCACAAAAATAAGGATTTGCAGCTGTAGCAAATTGAGCAATTGAAGGTGCACTTAAAATAGCAGTACATTTGCCCCTAGCTTTTGCAGTTATTGCAAGCCAAGCTTTTCCTCCCATTTCAGATCCAAGACCATAAGCCATTGTATCAACAATGTAACGGAAGTTTATCATATCTTTATTAGTTAGACCTCTTTTAATTCCTGTGTCACCAAGCATTGCATATATTTTTTCAACACCTTCTTCTACATTCGGAGCACCTACCGTATCAAAACCTGGAAGATGTCTATTATTTAAGGCTAAACCGTCAAGTTGTATAAATTTGTATATTGAAGCTATTGATGGATCATCGATAGTTTTTTGAACTCTTAAACTTGTTACTGTTGTATTTGATATTGGTTCAGCTGTTGTAATAATATATCCAACTGAAGATTCCCATGTTTTTGCTATAACGTATGTAACACCAGGTACATTTGATGACGGATTGGCAACTGCAATTACAACTAAACTTCCAACAGTAATAGCACTTTGATTTGTTGTTGAAACATCAAATACTGTGTATGTTGTATTTCCGGTATGTAATGTTGCAGTCACATCAGTATGTAATACAGATGCTGATGTACTAATATCATAACTTAAAAATTGTTTTTGAACATTTACGGTTGTACTCGTGTCAAATGTTGATAAACCATGACCTACTAAATCTACTGCATAAGGAGCTGAAACAAGGCCATCACCAGAAACCCATTTTGCTGCAGTTGTATTCCAATTTAATTGATCAAGAGCTTCCTGATTAACATTTACTAAAATTCCCGTTAAAGCAGTAGCTGCATTAATAACAGTTTCAATATATTGTTCTGAACCCATTTGATCTTTAAAGTCGGGAATAATACATCCAGTCCATGAACCAATAAGATTAACATTATCAGCATTCATAAAGTTTTGAAGTTGTGTTGGCAATACACCAAATGCACTAAAAAACTGTGAATAATAAGGATCTGTTGATAATGCTGCGTAATTAGTCCAGTCACCTTCAATAGCAATAACTTGAATAAAATAATCACTAATATAATCATATTGACGAATCCATTCATAAGGAATGTTTGTAGCTGAACCATACCAATCTTTTGCATAAACACTATATTGTGATAAGTTTTGTGCTTTTCTAATTATTAATGAAAGATTTTTAGTACTAAGGTTTACCATAGAAAATAATGGAGCATTTATAGTATTTGACGCAGATTCTTTATTGTTAATTACACCTTGTAAATAATCTGTGTCTGGTGTCCAAAATCTTACACGATTAAAGAAATTAACAAATAAATCACTCTTAACAGATTTATTAGCTGTGCATGAATCTATTGAAAATGCACCAAAATCTACTTGATCCGTTGCTGTAACAGGATTTTCATTAACTTTTAATAAGTTAATTGCAAATACAGGAGCAGCTAATAAACAAGTTTGTATTGATCTTTGAAAGAAAGAACCTTTTCTTTCTAATTTAGTATCAATAGGACCATAAAATCTTTCTAAATCTCTAGTTGATCTAATAAAGACAGGTGTATTATATGGGCCTTGAGCTGCAAAACCTGTAACCAATCTTAAAGATTGAGTAGTTACAACTATACGTTCTGAATTATCAATTTCAACAGTATATACACCTGCTGATTTAAATTGTGATAAATCTAATGCGATTCTCATATTATAATATTATTTTTATTCTATTTATTCTTAGTGATGATGTTCTTTTTTATTATATATTCTACACATAAATGTGTAAATTAACTATTATTCCATGGATAATTAAAAATACCTTTAAGTGTAGAACTTGGTATATATTTTGGCATATTTTTATTCTTATACTTATTATAATTATATGAATTTTGATCTACTGTAATATTGTTAACATCTCTATACATAGATGTAAATGTATTATCGTCAATATCTGAAGTTTCTGTATATTTTTCTAGTAGTTCGTGTATTAATATTTTAACAGGAGATTCTTCCATTTCATCTAAATAATCAAAAAGCCAATCTGCATATTCATTTTCATCAAATAATCTACTAATATTTACAGCACTCATAGCAATATCGTCATGAGCTCCGATGCCTTTCCATTTTCCATTTTTAGTTTTTCCAAAAGCTTTGAACTCTTTTATCGTTTCGATTTCATTTAAGACTAACACCCTTTGATGAACCATTTTTTTACCTAACTTACAGAAAAAATCTTTATCTTGACCTACTTTAAATCCTGCTTTTTTTCTTGGAGCTTTTTCTCCATGTATGGGTTTTGTATGATATGTATGTAGTAATACAGATTCGTCATATTTATCATGTTGTGAGAATTTATCTAAAAAGTGTTTTCCATTAAAGTTCATTTCAATAATTACTTTACAAAGTTGATCTCCGAATTGATCAAAAGTAAGCACTCGTGTGACTTGAGCGCAATTTTCTTCATCTTTAATATTATCCCTATACAAACCAACTTGGATGGCTCTAAACATATTCTTGATGGTCATCTCGTCATTTCTAAGTTTCTTGAGTTGAGGAACACTTTTTGGAATGATACGGAAAATGTTGCAAACATTATAGTCATTATCCTTTATTTCATTTTCATCTTTTCCTTCACCTGTATCAACACTTAACACAAATCGATTATCTTTTGAACTAAAATCTTTATTAGGATCAAAATCTGGATGCCATCTTAAATTACGATATAAACTTTCATCTAAATCAGTTTTATTTAATTCATGAAATTCATATTCTTTTTGTATTTTTTTCATAAATAAAAGATCTGTTGAACTTAACAAAAGATTTGAACCTGCTCGATTAAAATCGAGACCAAACTCTTGTGAAAAGTTTTCTTCACCAAAGTCACGTTTTGTTTTTTCTGCCCAAGCTTCATCATGTTCGGGGACTTCCCACCAATCAACCCGTATAGGCATAAACGAGTTTTGATCCTTTTGAGCTTTGTCCCATATTTCGTAGAACACATTATCATCACCATTTGGGGTAGATGAAATAATGCACTGAGAGATTTCTGATGATGCAAGTGTAGGATAAACTGATCTCCAGAAATCTCTTGCTATAAAAGGCTGTATATGTGCAAATTCATCAGCATAAAGAACGTGAATAGTATAACCAATCTGTGCTGTTTTAGTTGTTGCTTGTGATGTAAGAAAGCAACCATTATCAAGTCTCATACCTCCGGCACCTATATTTATAATACCAGGTTTTAAGAAAAATGGGAGACCTTTGAATACATCTTTCACTTTATTAACAATTTCAAATGCTGTGTCTTGTTTATTAGCTAAAATTGCCAAATTTCTATCATTATGAAAACAAAGATACCAAGAGAAAAAAGCGGCAACAGTTGTTGTGTTATGCGAAACTATATCATTACTATAAAATTCGTGTTCTTTGCTATCAACTGTAATATCATACATTGATACTTTAAATGGTAACTTTTCTATTTTTATTATTTTATCTAAACCATTTTTAGTTTGTATATAATATCCTATTCTTAAATCTTTTATAAAAATTTGTTCATTATTACTATCAAAAACAATATGTTTATCAGCACCTTCAAGATATAATCCATTTTCTGTTTCAATTCTCCATAAATGATAAGGCTGAGTTTTATGAATTTGACTTATAGGTTTAAATCCTAAAGGAGTATTAATTTTAATATTATCAATTTTAATAGTATTTAAAATCTTTTTTGATATATCATCTTCATCTAAAGACATATTTCTATATTCCCATTTTTCAATAAGTTGTATTAAAAATAAAATTATATTTTTTAAAAATTTATGCATATATAAAATTTACACATTTTTGTATAGTTTCTTCTGGATTTAGATGATAATCATCTTCTCGTATATGTAATACACTATAGCCCAATTCTTTTATAGAATTGTCTCTTTCATTTTCTCTCTTTTTATTTTCCGGATTTATTTTATGCCAATAAATGCCATCAAATTCAATAATTTTTTTAATGTCTTCAATAAAAAAATCAGGCAAAATAACTCTATTTTTTAAAACTAAACGTTTTTCATTATTTTTATTATTATCTATAATTGTGGCAAAATATATGTCTTTAAAATCATTCTTAATATTTTCATATATGTTTTTAAATAATTTTTGAGATATTAATGAATAATTGTTTTTAGGAAAATTGTTTAGCCATTTTTCTTGTCTTTCTTTCCATTTTTTAAAGCCTTCTTCTTCACCATATCTTTTAATAAATTTATCTAATCTTCCGGTGGCCTGACGTTCTTTAAGCATTATTTTAGCGTCTTTTTCTATAAAACCTTTTTCAATATAATATTGTAATTGTGTTGTATACATTCTGTTTTTGGCTACATTTGCATTAAATTGTTTTCGGTCTTTTTCTGTTAAGCCTTTTTTAATATAAAATTCTTTTGCAAATGGAGAGCGTTCTTTCCTTTGTTTTTCTGTAGCATTAGTTTTAGAATTTTGATTATTTTGTCCGGTTGATTTTTCTGAAGCCCATTTTCTCCATTTTTCTTCTTTCATATGTTTGCCCAGATGCTGTCGAAATCCTCCTTTATAATTATCTGGAAGCATTTTAGCATCAGGAAACATTTCTTTGTATTGTGTTGAATTAATTTTATGTGTGCATGTAAGATGACGACCTTGAATAGCTTCCATTTTCTTACCACATAATTTACATATTACATAATCAATATTTTCAATTTTAATTTCATTATCCATATTTTTATTATATATATTCATTAAAATTTATGCAAAGATGACAAAGTGGTATAAATTTTAAAGTTTATGATAAATTAACATTAATTTAACTTTTATTTTTTCTAACAACGTTAATTTTTCTTTTATCATATAATAAAATATATTAACCGGCACTTTATATAGTTCTCCTGATGGATACTCGAGTACAATTGTTCCATCAAAAAAACATTTGCCCGATTGCCGTGCTTGCATCATTATCATGTTACGATTCGTAGGAATTAATTGTTCCCACTTTTCGCTATATTCTTCTTTTTCTAATGCTTTTAGAATTCGTGATTGAAATTCTCTTAATTTAACTGTTCTTCTACCAGCATCTGTTAAAAATCGACAGTATTTTTCTACGAAATAAACTATGTCTTCTGAACACTTATGAAATTCGTCTATTTCTTCAGGAGTTAATTGATATAAAATATTAGCAGCTTTTAGTTCTATGTCGCTTTCATGAAAAGCACTTAAATTTGTTGTAATTCCCATGCGCAATTTATCCAAAGTTTGCTGAATAAGCAAACTGTTCCATATTATTGGTCCGGCCATAAGATTAAGTGTTAGTTTCTATGTGAATGTCTTCGACATGAATGTTTGGGATTAACTCAGCATCATCAAGATAATTGTTATTGCCATTGTTATTGCCATTCTGTTTTTTGAGTTTTTTGACATTGTTGATAAGTTCTTTGGTTCCTCGTGTAACAACACTACCATCACCAGCGGTTAACATACCTGTTTGACTTGAAGTTGATGGGCTGAGCGCTTCGGTTCTTTGTTCTTTAATATTATCTTTTATTACTTTATATGTTGATTGTATAGCTTCTACAGTTTGAAGTAATTGTTTATTAAGCTCACCTATTATTTTTGATAGTTGTCCAAAAACTTCCCACATTCTAGGGTTTATCATACCAAGATTAACTTGTTCTATTAAAGCTTTTTGCATAATCTCATTAATTCGAAGTTGATATATCATCCCTGATAAAGATAATGAGTCGACCATAATTTTATTTTGAAGATACTCATTTCCTTCTATCATATCTTCTGTTAAAATAAATTTAACAGAATTTAATATCATTAATTTTGCTTCTGATTCACATTTACTTTTAATTTCAATAAAATCAATATCCATTATAGGTTCTACCTGTAAACCTGGTATACTTTCATTTTCTTGGAGTATATTTTTATCAATTTTTTCTGGTGAATTATTAAGTACTTTTTCTAATTCTTTACGTTCTTCGCGAATTTTCATTGTATTATTTATATAAAATTGTTTCTATTTTTTTAACTAATTGTGGAGTTACTCCTCCATATTGAAATACATATTTTTTACTGTTTGCTGCATTTGTTAAAATTTGTAATGCTTGTTTATTGTTTATATTTTTTGTAACTGAATTAAGAAAACTTTTTGCATCTTCAGGTAAATTTTGTATTAAAAGCATTCCATATTTTAATAATGCTCTAAATATAAGTTGTTGTTCTTTATTTAATTTTCCACCAAAAAATTTATAAGCTTCAATAGGTTTCATTGGTTCTACTTCTGTAAATACATCAATAGGTTTATCTCCTCTACTCATATCATCAGGCACATTTGCTTTTTCTATAGTATCTGCAATTTTAGGATTTTCTTCTTGTAATTCTTTTGATGTTGTTTCTAAATTATCTTCAGCATTAACATTGTATAATTTTTTATTTTTTTCTATATCTAAATATGTTTGAACTATTGCATCACTTGAATCTCTTCCACCATCATCACCATTTACAACTCTAAAATAATTTTGAATAAGATTCGTTGCAACATTTTCTGGGTGAATTAAAAATACTTCGGTAACATAACCCTTTTTGTGTAAATGTTTTAAGCTACTTATTATTTTTTTAGGCTCATCTCCAGATTCATCATAAGATACATTGTATAATTTATTAATAGCTTTAGTTTGTTGTAAATTTTGAAAATATCTTACTACTCTTTTATAATCATTATATTTATCAAGTTGTGTTATAAGTTCTTTAGGAGAATATCCTGGAGTTCTAAGAGCTTTTAATCCTTTCCACGCTGGCACTCCATCAAAATAAACATGGTTTTTATCTACCGTTATTTTTAAAACAGGCGCTAATTTAGCAATTTTATCTTGCCATAATGAAATAATGTCGCTGAACCATTTTCCATATTCAATAGAATCTTGTTTAACTTTTTTTCTCATGTAATAAAATGCTCTTGCGAAACCTACAAGTTGTGAAATAGGATTTTTACTTTGAAATTCTGCTCTTAATTTATCAATAGTTAACCCTACACCAGCATCTAATGTATCTGCAATTCGCTGATCTTTAACAAACTTTTTAATATTATTCATAGTATGAGATTTTCCACTAGCGGGGGCACCTAAAATTGCAAGTGCAAGTGGTTCTTCACCAGGTGCTTCACCTCTTTCAAAAAGAAATTCTTCTAATGTTTCATATAATATGTTTTGTTTCATTAATGTGTGTTTGTTTTATTTATTCTTTTGTGAATTACGTTTTTTACTTTCTATTATTTTTTGTGTATGTTCTTGTGTTCGAATGGATCGTTTAATACCCTTTAATTTTTCACTTATTCACACATAATATAAATTAATTACCATCCTTTTATCTTTGTCTCACAATAAAAGGCATGGTCATTATTTGATCTCCATTATCTCCTATGATTAATTTATCTCCGTCTTTTGAGAAATATGAAAGTAATTCATTTGATTGTTTTTCATATTCAATAGTTTCATTAAATAATCTTAAATTAGTTAAATACGATGGAGATCTATTAATTGAATAATGATCAACAGCTATTTCTTCAGGATAAAGCACAAGTGTTTCATAAAATACATTTTGAAGTTTAGCATTTTTATCAGTTTCATGTTTTTTCCAAACATTAACATTATATTGTTTCCAACTATTTCCAATATTAATTACAAATCCATACCATTCATTATCATTTAACTTTTCATCCATTTTCACTACATAAGCATCATAATCTGCATATGTATGACCATAACTAATTGCAATATATTGATTTGCATAAACATTTACAGAAAGCACATGTTCTCCAAAGTCATTTACTCCATCTAATATTGAAATTGGTTCTTTTAACATTAATTTATATCCCTTTTGAGTATCCCAATTTGTTGTAATCGCAGTAAGATCTTCTAATACAAATGCATTTATCATACAGTGATATTGTAGTGGATTTATACTTATAGCTACAATTTTGGCATAAAAATTAAGTGCACCTGGACGAGATATAACTACATTATCATCAATATGAATTTGTGAAAGTAATATAGAAGAACCAAGAGTTACAGTGTAATTTGCTTGACTATATAAAGAAGCATCATACTGATACATAGTTGAAGGATCTAATGTAGACGCAATTGCTGTTATGCTTGCAACATTAAACTCTTTATTTATAGTAGATATCGTGCGAGGCATTATCCAAGCAATAATACTTCTATCTCCAACAAGTGAAATAATATCACTTACTGTATAAGTTATTGCACTATACCATAAAGACGAAATCATATTATAAAATGATTGTGCAACCATAGTGCCATAAATATTTATTGCCTCTGAAATTGTATTAAGTGACACATCAAATGATTTATATTTATCTTGTGTTGTTCCATTAAATGGACTAAATTGCGTATCATCAACCAATTTTTTAATATCATTATCAATTGCAGTTCCGAATATTTCTTCAGTACTAACACTATAAATATCAATAGTTTCTCTAAGCGCATCTTTTTCTCTTCTAGAAGCTTCTGGTTGATAATTTCTAAGATTTATTTTCCACACAGTTTCTTGTTCCATAAATCCTCTAAATAAATACGAAGATTCAACTTGATATAATTTATTGGCCATAGGAAAATAAACAATATCTTTCTTTTGTGGAGCTGTTCCGAATCCTGCTTTGGATTCCCAATATTTTTTATCAATATGTATCTCAAAAGGAACTTCATATTCAAGACCCATTAAATCATATGTGTATTTAGAATCAGGAATTGCACCAGCAGGAATAACAGCTTTAATATCAATTGGACATTGCTCAACATTTGAAAGCGTATATTCTTGAAAAATAACATCTTTTGAACGTTGTTGGGGCACTGCACGAAACCATTTAAATTCATATCCTAACATTTCATTGATCACAATATTAATGGCATTATAATCTTGCAACGCAATAGTCATTTTGTTAACATCAAAAACTGCAGATGTAACTGCACCTACTCCACTAGTTATACCCTTTGTATCATTGTTTATTAGTGTAGTATTTACAGCATTTTGTGTAGGAATTGCACCAGATAATGATTCATTATTTTCTTGACAATCAGCCATGCATATTGATTTTATTTATATATTCAAATAAAAAGAGTGTTTAAAATCTCTTACCATTTATGTTCTGGACAACCATCATATGAAATATTGTTTTCATCTAACGCAAAAAACATTTTAGTTTTTACATCCATATAACAATAACATATCATACAATTTCTTGCTGGCTTATAGAAAAATTGACAAGATTCACATATTTTTATTCGTTTTTCTGCATCATTTTTACGTTTATTTCGATAAGATTTACATAAATAATACCAAACCCATAAAATATAACCTTTAAATATTTGTTTTATTTTATTCATATATTTTTAAAGATTACATCATTTTATAGATTTTTAGTAGATTTATTTTTTAAAAAGTTTTTAAATGAATAAACCCCAAATAAAATTACTGTTCCATATACAATTATTGAAATACATACACCAATTAAGATTAATATTATATGATTCATATTATATTTATTTTAAACATTTTTATTAGCGAAATGAATATGCTAAACCATTACCACCATTATATAAAGAAGCAATTTCTGCTGCTGTTAATTTACGTTTCCATATTCCTACTTCATCTATTTTACCATTAAACGGATTTGCCGTTCCTACTCCACCTATAAGATTAGTATGCCCTGTATCAAAATTATAGTTAAAGGATTGTATTTGTGCTGTTGATGCGTTCAAATAAAATGTAATGTTATTTGTTGTTGCTACACTATCAAATACAATTGCAGTAAAACTCCATTGATTTAAGGGAATTAATAATGTTGTTAGATCTGTTCCTGCTACATTATTTTTAGCAGCAGCTAAGGCACCGGAAGTTCCAAAAGTACCATATATAAAAGCGCTACTATCACCTCCAATAATCCCACGCCAAGAAGCAGTATGTGATATAGGATTTACCCAAGCGCACATACTAAAATCACTTGTACCCATTAAAGTATCTGTATTATGTGGCAATGTTACAAAACTATTAGATGTATTGGTAAATACGATTGAAGTTCCTATCTTTCCTGTAGAACCACACACAAGTGCAGTTCCTATTGAACCATCATTTGTTGAGTGAGCATCATCAGCTAATGATCCTAATGAAAGTTCATCTAATTTCCAATAACCAATAAGATTAGTTAAAAGAGATGATGGAGTTGTTGTTGTCCAGAACATAGAATTATTTAACATATTATGATAGTTTATTTATTGTATATAATTGATTTGAAGCATCTACATATTGTACATATATAAAGTTTTGAGAGGAATTTGTAGTTACATATGTTCCTATTAGTTTTTTAAACGTTGCAGGAAATGTAGGAGTATTTGTTGAAGCACTAATAATAAGATTTGTGCATCCTACAATAGCATCACTAGCACTCATTGTAAAGTTTCCTGTTATAGGAACTGTAATTGTTCCATAAACATAACCTTGTAATTTATCAAATCTAATATTAGTAGATGTATCAGCAGGTGGAGGTAACCACATATTATTAAGTGATGTATCAACATTGCTGAACTTAGTCCATACTGTTACAAGTGAAGCATCAAACACAGTTCTTGTAACTAAAGCATTTAAAGATGTATCAACATTAGCAAACTTATTCCAAACTGTAGTAATTGAAGCATCAAAGACAGTTCGTGTTAGGGAACCTAAACTAACTTCAGTAACATTGTGTCTTAATCTTAGTGTGTCTAAACTGGAATCTGTTGTGTTAAGCATTGTTGTTATAGTCACTAAACTAGCATCGAACACAGTTCTTGTAACTAAAGCATTTAAAGATGTATCGACACTAGTGAACTTGGTCCATATAGAATTTAGTGAAACATCTTGATTTGCATCTTTTGTGCCAAGGTTGAGTAAAGAAGTATCTACATTACTAAACTTAGTCCATATCGTTACAGTTGAAGCGTCAAATAAAGTTCTTGTAACTAAAGCATTTAAAGATGTATCGACACTTCCAAACTTAGTCCAAACAGCATTTAAAGAAACATCTTGATTTGCATCTTTAATTCCTAAATTGTTAAGTGATGTGTCTACATTAGTTTTTATAGCTTTTAAATCAATACTAGCATCTTGCTTAACTGAATAAGTAAAGTCTGTTTTTAAAGCTAGAGAACCATCAACATAAGTTTTATCTGCTTTTAATCCTATACTAGCATCTTGTTTAACATCATAAGTGAAATCAGTTTTTAATCCAATTGAAGCATCTTGTTTAACTGAATAAGTAAAGTCTGTTTTTAAAGCTAGAGAACCATCAACATAAGTTTTATCTGCTTTTAATCCTATACTAGCATCTTGTTTAACATCATAAGTAAAGTCTGTTTTTAATCCTATACTAG